AACTGCAGTAGCTGAAGTTGTTACTCCACCCCCATTTGTTAAAGTTGCCTGAGTGTTACTATTTATAGTTGAAATTGTGTCTACTAAGTCGATTGAAACGTTAGCAGAAGAAACTGTTTTTGCAGGAGGACTGTCTACTCTTACATGAGTAACATTTATAAATTGAGTTATTTGACCTGCATACTCTGTGCCGTCTTTACCCGCTCCTTCTATTCTAATAAATTGATTTAATGGTTTTGCTTCATCTCTAATATCATCTGCTGCAAAGAAAGAAGTAGCAGTACTAATAATATTATTACCTGCAGAAGTAGAAGCATTTGTAGCTCTTTTCTTACCTGCTATTACAGATATATATCTTTGTCCTTGTGCAGTAGTAAGATTTTCAAATACAGCTCCACCGCCTTGGTCTGTTACTATCCTACTTGTTGCATTATAAGAAGCATTAGGAGTTCTAAGTAGTTGGAAATATGTACTTACATTTGCAGAAGCTGCAGGATTACCGTCAATTACAATACTGTTTGGTCCGTTAACTAATCCCTCAATCGGGCCTTCAGACACAGCATCATATATGACAGCAGTTTGATGTCTAGTAGATTTTGTTAATTTATTATATCTGGAGAATCCTGCCATTATTTTTGTTCCTCTGTAATTAGAGCGTCCGTACCGCCACCACGGCCTCCACCACCAGAGCCACCACCTGATGAACCTCCACCGGTTCCTCCTGAATAGCTACCTGAGTAAGTTCCCTCTTTCCTTCCGAAAGTGAATCCATTACTTCCAGTAATTTTTGTGTCTGTAAATCCAAAGTTTATAGGTGCACCGCCTACTTCTAACTTACCATAAGCTAGAGGCACTGGTATACCTACTTTGGCGTTATTAATCGGGCCTTTAAATAGATTTGATTCATCCGATTCATCATCGGGCATTTCGGGAGTTAACATATCTACTATTCCTTTTAGTGCGAGCAATCCTCCCCCAACTATAAGAGCTACCCCAACAGCTGTTGTTGCTCCAAAAGTAAATACTCCTAGTATTATGAGTGCTACTCCTAGTAACGCTTTTAAAAAGTCTGCTCCTTGAGGTAAAGGAGTAACAATTAAATCATCCTCTCCTAGGTCACCGTGTAAATTATCATAATCAAGAAGTTCTGAGCCTTTTGCAACATGAAACTCTATACCTTTATCGGTACAGTCTAATAAATATTTTCTAAGACCACCTTTCATTTGGTCAATAGCGTGCATAGCTTCATGAACATTTTTACATACGAGTTCATGCTCTTTTCCAAAGAGTTCTCCCATTCTTCCTAATAATATTATCTTTCTTTTCATTGTGGTTCTAAAATAAATACCTCTTGTTGTGGGTAAGATACAATCATATATGGTATACCTACCGCATTACAGTTGTCAATGTCATACTGACTTGGACGACATTCCGAGTCATAGTGACTATGGACAACATATTTTATATTCGAATTGAGTTGATGATGTATGAACAGTTTTGCGTCAATTTTAAACTGTGAAATATCTTCGTGGAGATTTTCACTCGGAATATATTTTTCCTCATTATCATCTACTATAACAAGTCCGCAACATTCTCCTGGAGCAGCCGATTTTGCATGAGCAAATATATCAGCTATCATTATGAGAACGCCTTAGCTGCTGGAAAGCCTCCAAACGGCAACTCAGCAGTAGTGTCTGTGCTGGATTTTCCAGTTGTACTAGTATTTGATGCATCTTTTGGTATAAATCCAAATCTCATCTTACATCCATCTAAACTTTTACTACAAGTATCTCCTCTTGACCAGTAAATACCAAAATCTGGTTTTGTACTTTCACTTGGTTTCACAGCTTTCCACATAATTACTTTATTATATGTAGGGCTAGAAGATACATTATCTGTGAATATTACATAATCATTATATCTATCATCTGAATATGTAAAATATTCTGTGCCATGTGAATATGTTGTATATGTTCTCACAGGCTTAAACTTACTATTTGATAAACTTATTGTACCGGGGCTACTAGTAGTTTCTGTAGCCTGCCAATACAACGCATTAGTAACACTTGTTGTTGTTCCGTTTGCATTAAATCTCAATGCAGTTGTATTTGTTTTATAATAAGCATCTATTGTAATACTAGCTGGAGTATTACTTGCTGTTAAACTGCTAACAACACTTGCTGGAATGATATACTCATCATCTACATTTGTATATACTGTGTATTCTGTTCCACCGTTTTTAATAGGCTTATATTTATTATCTACATTCCAAGTACAGCCACTTTGTGCTTTTTGGTACTCTTCTAAATGGTCACTTGCTCCCTGATACATAAAGGGACATCTATTTGCTACAATAGAACGACCTGGTAATTGTATTCCACTTAAATCAAAAGGAGAAGCAAGTTCTAAAGTTACTTGTATCTTAGTTCTTGATTTAATTCTATCTATGTACCATACTTGTCTAGGAAACTCTACTGGTGGACTTGCATCCCCGCTTTCTCCATATAGATATTTCTTAAGAGTAAGTCTGCGAATTACTTTTAGTCCAACTAAAGAATCATATTCTGTAGTTCCTATTCCACCACTAAATGCTGTAGTTGCATTTGCTATCGAGACAGTAGGCTTTGGCTGAGCACCATCATTTTTAGTTTCAAAACCGTCTGCTTTCATTGGTATAGCAGTGTAAGTTCTAATAGTACTATTATTAGTAAAGTCTCTCATCTGAACACTAGTCAAATCAGAGTCTACACCTGACATTACATATATGTAAGCATTTTTAGTATACTCTATTTCAAAAAGTTGTACCAGTTCTGAGCCTGGATCTAGCTTTTGTAAATCTTTTATTATAATCTTTTCTGTCATTATGCTTCGTAAACTCGTCTAGCTGTTGCTTTTAAGTCATAGTAGTCATCATACTTCCAAGTCTGATTCCATTTTTCTATAACCACTTTTACTGTTTCTTCATTCCCACTTTCATTAGTATTTGCAAAAGTATAATCAAAAGCAGTCGCTCCCTTTTTACTTGCAAAGAAGTCTACAATATCATCAATCTCATCTTTAGGTCTATTTACAAAAGAAAGTTCAAAAGATTGCTTAGTATTATTTATACCATTTGCAATTCTTTGCTCATATCCATCACCGAACTCTGCTTTAAATATTACAGTTTCGTTTGATTGTGTAAAACCTTTATCTGGTCTTACAACTCCTAATGATCCACCTACGTTAAATCCTAATGCCATAATCTTATCCTGTTGGGTTTAATATTCCGCCTGGAGCTTGTTCTTTCATAATGGTTGACATTACGGAAGCATTAATTGCTTCTGCTAGTGCTGAACCACCGTCTGCTGTTACATCTGCATTTGCTCCTGAGCCATCAATATTTACATTTATACTTGTATTGTTTGTTGCGTTTGCACCTCTTCCTAAATCTACTGGTATACTTCTATTATCTGGTAGTGGTACAACGGCTTCATTTTGTTTTCCTTCTCCAACTAAATATGTTGGTTGAGTTGCTATTCCACCATCAGCATATCTTGGCATTACACCACCTTTTGCTAGTCCAATGATTCCACCTTTTGCTAATCCGAAGATAGATAAGAATGGTGCAATCATGTTTAATCCAGGTATCATACCTATAATAGAGGAAAGTATTCCTCCACCTGCTAGGCCTCCGCCTCCGCCGCCCATTCCTAACATACCCATTATTCCTGATAATGGACCACCTGCTGCTCCTGTGGTGCCTTCTGTTCCGCCCAATGCTCCACCAATAGCATCTGATATTTTTCCATCCGCACCTTTTCCTGATGCAGTCAATAAGTTCTTCGGGTCGTCAGTTATTTTAACAGCCATTGGATTATTATCAGTTCCTAGTACTCCTGCTAAGCCTTTACCACTGTTTGCAGCTCCAAGTATTGAAGAAGCTAAGCCTGTACCTTGTAAACCCCCTTGTGATACTATGCCTCTTTTTATACTTAGCTGACCAACGGTTTCTAAGTGTTTCGTTCTTTGTGATTCTAGTCCTTTAATTTTATCTGAGTTATCTGCATGTCCATAGCCGAAGAAAGATTCTCCTTGACCTTGAAGTATTCCGATAGTATTTGTTAATTGATTTGCAAATCCTTTTGATTGATTAATATAGTGGTCAAGTACACCTATACCTGCTTGTTGAGTAGTTTTATCTGATACACTTTCAGCAACTACTGCAGCTGGGTCTTCTCCAGATATTACTTTAGCCATATTCTGTACATGCTGACTCATTACACTTGCCATTCCCTCTATGTGTGATGTAAATAATGCTTGTTGTTTGTTTGCTAGTTGTTCTTCTTCGGTCATGTCAATACTTTGCTGTCCTGGTACTATACCAAGTTGATTTGCAATATTACCTCTAAGAGCATCGAATCCTTTTTGGAATCCACCAACCAGTGGATTTACTATAAATCTTTCAACTCCTATACCCATTAGTTGTTTTTGAATACCATCTTTTATTGCTGCAAATCCTTCAGCACTACCTTTATCTCCAAGTAGTATATCTGTAAAGTTTGTTTGTGCAAGTTTTTCAAATGTTTCTGTAAATGTTGTTGCTATTTGTCCAACTAAACTTAACTGACTTTGTAAAGCTAGTATTTGAGCATCCATTATGCCTAATTGGTCTTCTTGCACTTGTGATAGTAATTGTACTTCTCTACTATTTTCTCCATACTGCGTTTTGATTCGATCTAGCATATAGCTTTGTTCTTCATCTAGTGTAGCTCTTTTTGCGGCTAATACTATTAGCTCATTTTCTGTTTTAAATCTTTCATTTATTTTTGTATTAAAGATACCTAGTAAGGTGCTTTCTATTTTTTGTCTATCTGCTAGTCTTTTTGTAATTACCTGCATATCGGCAATTACTTGTAATTCGTTTCTTCTAAGTTGAAGGGCTTTTTGCAATTCACCGACGGTTTTGCTTTCGGTATCTGTAATAGTTTTGCCATAATCTGCCATTTTTTCATCTAATATGATTTTTTCCATCATGCTAGTATTATATTGGCTCATTAGAGAGGTTGCTTTATCTAAAGCCTTTAGTTCTTTTTCAAAGAAAGAACCTTCTACTTGTTTAATAAGAGAAGATCTTGAATCTACTAAACCTTCAGTTATTTCTTTTAATTCTGCAGACACCATACCTAATCTATTTAATTTTACTACTTGTGTGTCTACATGATCTGCATTTGTTGTCAGAGTTATTCCTAAATCTCTAAATAGTGGGTTTATTTCATTTAATTTATTTATATTATCTTGGACTCCCATTGCTAAGTTGCCATATTCTACAGTGTTTACATCTTGTTGTTTTTGTAGTAATCTTAGCTGACTCACTAAACCAGAAGTTCCTATTTGTTTTGCATAAATCTCAATCTCTCTTGTTGTACCTTTAAACTTATCATCAAGTTCAAAGTTTGCTAAAGTAGTGTAAAACTGTTGAGTAGCCTTGTACATATCGTCCATAACTTTCTTTCTGGCGTCAAGTGCTTTATTGTCTTTTGTTGCTTTTTCATATTTTCTCTGAGCTGATACTTCATCATCTATAGCCTGTAACCTCATTTTATGCGCTTTTTCTGAAAAACCAAAAAACTCTAGTACACTTGCAGCCATTTTTTTAAATCCTGCCATAGCTTTTCTAAATCCTAGAATAACACCGTCAAAGTTTTTTATAATTTGTACAATAGAACTAACTACCATTATAACTATACCAAGCACACCAGCTGCACCCATCACTTTGCCTAAGAAAGTCATAGTAGCTGCACCTGCTCTAGATATCATTGCAAACATAGTTTGGAAATGTCCAGTAAGTGTCATGGTCATAATTTTACCTTTTGCAACATATCTTTGCATATGGAATCCTAGTTTTTGAAAAGTAGTAGCACTACCTGCTTTCATTTTTGCAAAAGATATTTCCATATCTCTAACTTTATTAATGTTAGCTCCTTTAAATATACCAGTAGTTATTTTCCCATGTTTTTGATACTGCATTTCTGCTGACTTTAAAGCTTTCTTTAAGTTCGCTTCATCTGTACCAGTCATGGTTCCTTGCATTGCTCTTTTTAACACAGGAGATCCTGTACCAACTTTTCTACGCATACCTTTTGCTTGGCCTTTTAGGTCATTTCTTCCTACAGCTCCCAGACCTGCCCCAGAAGCTGAACTAGATAGTATATCTGTTTTTACTTTTAAAGAGTCTACTTGGCCTTTCATACGTTCTACTGCTTCACCTGACTTGACTGCGGCTGCTGTAAAAGCTCCACCTATACCGTCAATAGAAGGGAACACTTGGGCAGCAATTGATTTTGCAAATAATCCAATAACGGCTATAGCCGCTACAATATTTTCATTTAGTAGTTTTGCAAAGAAATTAGCTAACGGACTTATAAACTTAAGAATAGTTTGCATTAAGTCTGTAAAAGTAGTTGCTAATTGATTTAATTGATTGATTGGAACTTTACCAGAAATTGCGTCAAAGTTTTCTGAAGCCTGTCTTAATGTTTCATTTAAAACCGCTTGTGATTTTTCATAAGTAGTTAAATCTTGATAATTTTTACCTATTTGAGCACCATACTTACGAGCAGCAGTTTCCAGCCTTAGTGTAATACCAAGTTCGTCTAATAGTTCTGGTTCTGCTTTTGTTGTACCTTGAACGATACGATTGAATGTGTCTTCGAAGTTTCTACCAAGTGCAATAGCGGCATTTTTAGAAGCTTCTGCTACTTGAGTAATTTGGTCAGTAGTAAAACCTTTTGCAATCATGATTGCTGTAGATGCACCTGCTTTTTGTAAGTCAATCTGAGCACCAGTTGCTACTTTTAACTGTGCCGCAATCATATTCATGTTTACACCAGTTTGGTTAGCAAATGCTTCTTGTGATTGTTGTAAAGCTTTAAAGTCTGCAGCATTTTGCATAACTCTAAATGCAGCTCCAAGAGCAAAAAGGGTGGATGCTAAAACAGCATATGATTGGACAAGTCCGCCCGTCCCTTGTTGCATACGAGCAAAGGCTTTTGAACCAGATTCAACACGACCAGACATAGCCTGCATATTCCTACGAACATCTCCCGTAGATTTAGCTGTACCGTCTAATCCTTTCTGTGCTGCTTTTGCTTTTCGCGCTATACTTTTAAGACTTTCCCCATCAGTAACTTCGATGGTAATAGTTGCGCCTTTAATCTTTTTTGCCATTTACTTTACTTTCGCTTTACGCTTTTCAGCGTCCTGTCGAGCTTTTACTTTTACATTCATCATGTCTTGATGATAATGCTCAATGTGCTTTAAAAAATAGATACAAGTTTTTTTATCTTCTATCTCATGAACATCTAAAACTGTGCCCAATGCAGATAAATCTTTACCCATATAAAAACCTGACATTCCATCCCATCGGTCTGAAAGTAAGTTATGTATAAAAAACGCTTCTTGTACCTCTCTAGGGTATATATCCATAGTTGGAGGCATTTTTTCAGGGTCAGGCTCTTGATTTAGTTGCTCACAAACTGCGAGATACTTCTCTAAATCAATTCCTGTGTCCTTAAAGTGTCTTTTTATTAACGCAAGTATTTGTCTTACTTGCGTTGAGTAAAATTATCCAGATCTCCTACAGTATCGGTAACCCATTGGTCGAAGTCTGCTGCGTTTCTCATTAGAGTCTCCGCATTTTCTTGAGAATACTCAAGTTCTTCGTCTTTGGCCACTCCGCTTGTATCTACTAATAGAAGCTCTTCTAAGTAAGAATACTTTAGCCCTTTCCAATTTTTGATGATTGATTTGCAATATTCGTGTAAGAATGTTTCTTCATCGAGTTTTTCTTCAAATGCTCTAGTTTTCTTATTAAACGTATTTTTTAAGCATCTACTTCTGAGTTTTAGTAACTCTTCTCGACTAAGGTAAGTCAAATCTACAACAAATCCATCGAATCCTGGAAAGTCGATTGATACTGTCTTGCTTGGAGTTAATAAACTCTTCAGTGATACTGGTGTTTTTACTTCTTTTTCTGTCATAATATTCCTATAAAATGGGAGAGCCGAAGCCCTCCCGGTTTATGTTTTAATTAGCTTACGTAAGTAATGCCAACTTCATTTGTAGCTGAAGCGGCTGTACCTGATGATAAGTCTGTTGATAAGCCATGGAAGGCTACATCTACGGACACTACATCTTCGAAACTATGTGATGGTAATTCTAAATGTGCTTTCGCAACTTGAACATTTGCTCTTGGAGTATTACCACTACCTCCAATGCTGAATGTTAAATCAAATGCGTTTGTAATTACACCACGAGATTCTTGCAATCTCTCAAATAAGTCAAGCGAGCCATTTGCAGTATCGTTTAGATAACAAGTGAAGTTACCTGATACTGACCTTGTACCCATGACATGACCTAATGGTAAATTAACTGAACCTAATGTTTCTGGTGTTAAGTAAGTAAGATTATTTTCTATTGTAATATTACCTCCTGTTAATGTAACACCATATGTTACATCACTTCCGTCAACATTCAATGCGCCTAATGTACCTGTTGATTCTGATACATCAAAGCTGATTGCTAAGTCTGTTAATTTTTGTCTAATATAATTACTTGTTGAACTAATGCCTTCGTCAATTAAGCCTAAAGCAGTTGTTCCTGAGCTTTCTGTGTTAAGAGAAGCTACTTCTTCAACTGATTGACCATTTCCAGACCAAGCAATTTGTGCTAATCCTTCTATGTCAAAGTCAATTGAAGCTGAACCGACTGAACAGTTTGCTAATTTATAAACTGTTACGCCTTGTGTTCCTGTTGTATACAATGCTGTAGAAGTATCTTTCGATGCTCCTAGTACAAAGTATAAATCAAATACCCCTAGTGTTACTTGGTTAGAGTTTCCAAAATCAAAATGCTTCGGCGCATAAGTCGCTGCATTGTTTGCAAAATCTCCTGTTCCACTACTTCCAATTGCTCTATCGTACGTATTCGCCGACATAGCTGACCATAAAGGTCCTTCTATTGCAAAGGTGCCTCCATTACCAGCATGTTGACCCGAAGCGCCAGCATTGCCGCTTCCTGAAGTCGTAGGTCTCATGTAAGTAGTCATACTCCACTCTGCCGGTGCAAAAGAGTCAGTAAACATTGCTCTACCTCTTTTACTATACCCAGTTGAGTTAGCAGCCTCACTAAGAGTTACTTCTGATGTATTTGTGCCTTGGCTAAATGAAAATCCGTCTAATACAGGAATCTCGTATAGAGCTGTATTAGCTGTCGTATCATCATGTGTCCATTGCATAAACACTTTGGTATCTCTACTAAAGAAAAATGCCATTATTTTCTCCTATTTAATATCGAATCTCGCAAGTGATTTCACCCACTCCCAGAGGTTCGAGAACTCCTTCATCTGTGTCTACTGTAGCAATTGTAGTTTGCACCGTAGATTGAGATGTACCTGTCGAATCATAGTACGTGAGCGGATCATTATCCTCCAGTACTGTTTCAACATCTTCTAACAATTCTTCGAGTGCTTCAATGACATCATTGTCATCTGAAACGTAACATCGAACCGTTATTCTTAAAAATCTAAATCGAAAGCCACCGCCATCGTATTCTCTTGTTTCAGTTCCTGCTCCAATATGGATGGCAGGGAACTCTGTGACTTCGTCCCAAAACTTGAGTCTTCTTTCTACACTTTGTACTGCACTTCTAAAAGGTGGAGTACCATTTATGTTCTCAAATTGTTGTGCGAGTGCTTCAACTATTGCTCGGCGTCGCGTGGTATGTTTCCTTGCTAGTCCTTCTTCCATTAGTTTACTGTTACTCCGAATCTTGCTCCAACTATTCCAGTCGCTATTTCTCTGACTGACCTTTTAATTAACGCTTCAGGGTTTCTTTGAGGAGTATACTTTTTACCCCCTGGTGCGAATGTTGAGTATGGGTCAGTCATATAGTTTGCCTCAATCATTGTGCTTCCGCCCCTTGGCCCTTGTGTTACATTATCAACTCTTACTGAGTTTGCAAATCTACCTGTTCTAAATTGTAGTGCAGGTGCTATCATATTTTTTGCAACTGTCTGTGGTAAAAGCTCGTTTAATAGATTTTTTAAAGCTAAAGGATTTTGCGATGTCCTCATAGCTTGGCTACCTCTTTTGCTTGCTATTGCAGCTCCTGTTGCAGCTAAAGCTCTACTTTTGTATCCTCTGCTTTTTGCACTAGATTTTGTTCTGCTTCTTCCACTTTTATTTGCTCTTTTACCTTCTGCCAGTAATAATTTATTTACTTTGTACCTCATATCAGGATTACTTTTATGAGGGAACATATTTTGTATAATCTGTTTTGGAGCAAGTTTAATAATAGCCTCCACTGGATTTGGTGAAGAACTAAATAAATTAAGTGCTGTATCTTCGTTTCTAGATGCTCCACTTTCTACAGCATTTTTAATAAAAGTAGCTTGGTCTTTTAATAATAGCTCTATTTGCCTTTTTATCTCTTTATCTAATTTTCCAGGATTATCTCTATCTTCTACTGGTACAATTTCTCCTTGCATTATCAGAGTGTCTCTTAAACCGTTATCTCTTCTATGCTGGCTAAGTACTGTACTAACTCCGAAGATTTTATCTAGTCCAAAAGTAACCACTTTATCAACTGAAGCTAAAAGTCTTTTATCTTTAGTTATCTTTTCAGCAGCTGTTCCTCTTAAGTATTTGTCAACTTCCATGAAAGATACTTGCTCAGCGTTTGTACCTTGTGCTCCACCAAACGCTTCTTTTCTATTAAATAAGTCTGATCCAGGTGCAGTTTGTTTAAATTGACTCTCTCTTTGTGCACCATGCTCATATTCTAGATTTGAGCTTTCTAATCCATTTATTTTTAAGAAGTCTTTAATTCCATCTTTTACAACTTGTTGAAAAAGCTGTTCTATATTACCAACTCTTGGAGTTCCTTTCTGTGTAAAACCTCTTATATAGCTAATTGCAATTAAACTTTTATTGCCTTTACTTCTATGTGTATCTGCTAGTTTCCAAGCAACATTCTTTTTAGAAGCAGCTGTAACATAGTCAAATAAATGTTTACGAAGTTTAGCAAAGTCAGTATCAACTACTGGTACTGCTGTAATAGCAATTTTTCCAAACTTTTTATTAAGTATTTGTTGTAATTTTGCATCAAACTGTTTCTTTACAATTCTAACTTCTCCACGATTGAAATAGTTTCCACCTTGTGAAGCTGTCTTACCATCTCTAGCCCAACTCTTATTTATTTCTTCAGCTAATCTTTTTCTAAGTCTTGCAGACATTAAATAACAACTCTATACAAATCAAGTACTCTTTTTATATGGTCTGGAAAATCAGAATTATCTCTGATACCAGAAGTTCCTTGATTCTGAACTTGGGCGCCACCTAAAGTTCTTCTTTCTTTATGTTCGTCTTTCATGTAATAATTTACTAAATCGAACAAGGCAAGTTGTAAATCTTTTGGAGTACTTGAATATCCAGCAGTGTATGTAATTTTGACTGCTCCAACACCCTTTGCCCAACTTTTGGGTTCTCCATTTTTAGTTGTTCTTTGTATTGAGTCTGATTCAGTATCAGCATAGTACTCATAATTACCTGTAGTTAATTCTACATAAGCTTCTGAGTAAGCTGTTCGTTCTTCTACTTTAGTAACTGAAACTAACGGGCTTTCACTCAAAATTATAGTATTAGTGTAGTTATCTGTTATGCTAAAAGTTTCAACTTTTGCTGAACTATAATAGTCTAAAAAAGATATTCCACAATACTTCTTAACTAAATCAGAGACCTGAGGTATTATAACAGCTAAACGATCATCATCCTTTTCACCTCGGATGCCTTCTGCGTCTTTATATTCTGATACTGTTAGTAAATCTGCCATAGTTAAAAAGGGTGGGTTTAAGGAAACCCACCAAAACCATCGTAGTATTAAGCTTATGTAGCTTTATACATTTGACCCCATTTAGAAGTTGCACCGTCAATTAAGTCAGTGAATCCTAATCTCTGAGAAGCCACTAGGACTCTTCTTTGATTAGCTACTTCGTAGTCTGATTCAATTGTAACACCTCTTAATCTAGGCATTACATAGTTTCTTGGGTATACTGCAATAGCGTTAAACTTAGCAGCAGCTTTAGTTGCGAACTCGTCACATAATAGTACTCTTGATCCGAATACTTGTCCGATTTCACCACTTAGCTTAGTAGCCATGTCGCCAACTAGGTTAGCGTCTTGGAACTCTGCATCTTCAAGTAGGTTATAGTACACATCTTGTGATACGATATAAACTACGTCTGATGGGTTAACACCATATTTGCCCATATTCTTTCTTAGTCCAAGTAAGTCAGCAGCTGTCACACTATCACCGGCAGCGTAAGATCCGCTTGGTTGTGTGTAGTCACTGTCGTTTCTTGCAAGGTGTAATAAACCTTCAAAAGATGCGCCTGAAGTACCAAAAGCACCATCAGCGTCGTCACCAGCTAGGATAGCATTTTCGATTGCTCTAGCGTGTGATCTTACCATTTGCTCTCTAATTAAAGGAAGGATTGGTAAAATTGCATCTTCTTCAGTCTCATTACCTAAGTATGATTGTGAGATTAATTTTTTGGTTGAAAGAGTTCTTTCAGTCATGTCAACACCACCGAAAGGTGCACCGTAAGTGTCTCCTCTCTCAGCTAGGTTACCGTGAGGTGAACTACCTGATGCAGTTTGTGCTGATGCAAACTCGGCATATCCACTATCTGGTAAGATAGGAATAATCATGTTTGCAGAAGTCATAGCGATTTCTCTAAAAAGAGGTGCTAAGACTAATTCATTTTGAATATCTCTTTCGATATTTGTTGATACGATTTGTTCAAAATCTGCTGATGAAACACCAACGCCTGAATGTGCGTTAACTTTTTCCATCAATGATTTTGACATATCACTGTTCCAGCCTTTACCTGTGGCTAGACCTGCGAACTTAGCATCTATAATATCTTCTTCGAAGGCTTTTTTCCAGTCGCCTGAGCCTTGTCTATCAGCAAAATGTCTTTTAGAATCACGCATATTCATGATTTCTTCTGACTTTTCGCTTAATTGAGATTCGAGTTCTTTAACTACTTTTTCAAGATCTTCTTGTTTTTCGTTAACTCTTTTCTCAACATCTGACATAAGCTTTTCAGCTCCTGATAATCCAGCTTCGATAATTGTTTTTGTTTCTACCTGTTTTGCTTCTTGAACAGCCTGTTCATTAGCTTCTACTTCAGCTTGCTTTTCAGCCGCCTCAGCTTGTGCTTTTTCTTGTGCTGCTTTCGCTTCGGCTTGCTTCATAGCAATTGAAGTTGCAGTTTTTTCCGCTACTTCTCTTGCAAATGCTTCCAAGTCGATTGAAGTTTCAGGAGATTTCTTTTCTTCTGACATATCAGTCTCCATTTTTGAGGATCTCTCCTCGCTTGGCTGCTCAATTTTAACAGCGTCTGCTGCTGCGGTTGAGTTAGCCTTTAAAAATTGCTTTTTGAACTCATTATATTCGTCTATACTATCAAATGATTTTGACAATCCAAAGGTTGCACCCTGATTGCAAGGTATTGATACTACAGATACTTCAAATAATTCTGCGTCCTTAATCTTATATCCATCGGTTTCTGTCATATAATCAGCATCCTTGACTTTGAAACCAACGGAAAAGGCTCCAAGGACACCATCCTTAACTAAATCTTTTATATCACCAGCAGCTTTTGATATTCTACCAGTAATTTCTAAACCTTTGTCAGTAACTTCTAAACTAGTAGCTCTGCCTATTGGTCTATTATAGTCATGGTTAAATAGTAGGATAGGATTCTGTTTAAAGTTCTCTAATCCGCCTTTCGTCCATGCTTGTGCTTCAATTATATCACCGGCTCTATCTAGTGCATTTGTACTTGCAGAACCTTTAATATCAATACCGCCATCATCGTTCTCTCCTAATGATTTAAAAGTATTAGTCCAGTGAAAGATTTTTGTTTTATTTGACATCCTTTTTCTCCACTTTTACAGTCTTTTTAGGAGCTACCTTCTTAGGTGCTTCTTTTTTAACTGGTGCTGGTACAGGATATCTTTTAGTAACTACTGATAATACTCTATTCCATGAACCGAGCTGTCTTCTAAGAAGATAGTCTTTTACTGGAACATCATTACCAAAGTTTTTGTATTCAGCTAATGTCATTGTTTCAACGCCTTTGCTGGCTATGAAATCTGACAAAGCCTTTATCATCTTGTCTTTTGTCATAATTATTCTTCCTCGCTTGGCGGGCTTTCTTGTGGTCTGCCGCCTTCTTCTGGGTTGACTGCTGAACCTGCGATATTTGCAGGAACTCTTGGTGTATCAAACCCTTCAACTCTTTCAAGTCTTATCGCCTCCCTTGCTTCATTCGGTGTCATAATACCTGTGTTGACAAGTGTGGCGTAATAACCAGCTTGGTCTCTTAGTTCAGGCTGAAGTGCAGGTATATCACTTACATCTTCATCAAGTTTGAAACCGAAATATCTCTCGAAAGCACACGCTATTTTGTTAGTAATAGGTAGTATGGTTTCTAAATAATATAGTCTATGGTTAGGTCTAATATTTGCATTATTGCCACTATCCAGTAGAATTGGTGGAACACCTAGTGCTTCTAAAATTGTCTTCTCATTAGAAGCAATTGCTTCTTGGAAATCCAAGTTTTTAAAGTTTACTTCACTTAGGTTTTCTACCTCTAAACCACCGTCTAAGAACAATGGTCTACGTCCGCCAGACTGAGGATTGTATCTAGCAACCCAAGCCTGTAACATTCTCTCTTTGATTTTCTCAGAAAGAGTATTTGGCGACTTTAGTACCAATCCTGGTACTGCTCCATTTTTAAAAAAGTTATCCTGAAACCTTCTCATACTTCCAAGTAACTGCATAGTTCTGAAAGCTGGTTTAAGTCTCGGTACTCCTCTATAAATAGAGTTAAAACTGTTTTCTTTTATATGAATAATCTCTTTTGGACTATAATCTATAGAATGGTCATAAGTAAACTTTTCAATATAAGTGTTCTCATCACTATGTATAGTCATGTGATCTGCTGGAAGATGATACAGATGTGCACCATCAAAATAAATAAATATATTCCCATCAATTAGTAAGTCTATTAAAAGATTTCTTTTAAAAGTACTTACATCCTGAAAAGGATTTGGTTCTTTATTTAGTAATAAATCTACTCTTGTTCTTCGTAGATTTTTCATTATAGGGTTAGTACCCTGTATTTGTGTACCTACATCAAATGGTATTTCCGCAGCGTCATCCACTATCATGTTGACTGCTCGGTTTACTACCTCTAATGATTCGTACGCATTTTTATAATTAGTGACGTTTTCACGACTATCAATAGTCATCCCTTCATCACGGGATATGACATATTGAGCAGGATTTTCTTTTTCCTCTCTATCGATGCCTAAAAATCTGTCATACCATGCCATATTTGTCTCTCTGTACGTTAACCCAATGTTGTTGTTTCTTTGCTGTTATCAACTTTGGTCGTTTTCCATATATTCCATGTAATCTTAGGTGATGTGTATGGCATAAAGTAACAGCTTGTTCGTAGACTTCATTATTTTTTTCTTCAATAAATCTTTCTCGAAGTCCTAATATTTCTTCTTCAGTTTCTATGGAGATTTTGTTTTCTTTCATCCATGTTTCAAGTAATTCAGTCAGCCCGTAAAAATGATGAAAGTCTAGATTCTCTGTGCTTCCACAAATGTAACAATGCGTGTCTTTTTTATATTTAGACTTAGCTTTGTCACGAACATATTTAACTAAATCTCGTTTTAAATCCATAAACCTACTTCTATAAAAGAATTATATAACATATTTAAGTTGTTGTCAAGAACTATTTTTGACAGGGGTAATTAAAATGTAGTGGCGCTTGTTTCAAACGAATAAAGCGCATACCGAATCGCATCTGCCATGTGAGAAGCATAATTGTGTTTAGGTTTTTCTTTTAATAAATTAGGATTAGGATCCCATTGATATTGGTCTAAACATATTAGAGACTCATGACATGCTTGATGCACGATTAATTTATCATTATCTACTATACCTGCTACCTGTCCTATACCATCTAGTACAGATTTCTTTGCATTGATAGTACTAATATCATAGTTTTGTGCAAAATCGAATCTTGTTTGTTGAGCAGCAGAGTCAATATAAATATAATCTATCTTCCACTTATCAATAAGTTTGCGAATCTCCGTTGCATGTTGTTCTGTAGTTCTTTCAGAGTTAAGATACTCGTCTAGTAGATAATAAACTTCCTTATCCCAGTCATATGCTATAACGCAAAAAGCTGTTGGGTCTTTATAACCTACGTCCATCCCTGCGAATACATCCATTCTTCCTGTTTCTACTTCAGATAAGTCTGCTACACAAGTTTCGTGATTAAATGCCCATACTTGACCTTCAAATACATTAAAGTCAGCCATATATTCTTGGTTAAACTCTGCTTCAGACATAGTTTTCTTCGCTTCAGCTATATCAGTGTCCGATAATCTTGGATTTTCGTGATAAGTAGCTTGAATAGATGCCCATTCAGGGTATTCATCTGAGAATCCTCTCTGCCAAAACTCTGAAAACCAGTTATTTCTACCCCTTGGAGTAGATATAAAGAGTGCTTTTGAGTTTTGTTTATCTAGTGTGGGACGAAGTGCAACATTGAAGGCATCTTTTCCATCAACTAGTGCTGCTTCATCGAATATAATAAGATCATAACTTCTACCAACTACTGAATCTACCTGATTTACAGAACCCATTCTTATAGTTGAGTTATTAGATAGTTCAATAACTTTATCTTTTGCATTATCTCTAAGGACTTCTAAGTCAAAATGTTTAATTAGTTGTCTTTGTAGTTCAAAAGAAATCTGAGAAAGTGAATAATTAGGGGACATCAGTAGTACATTTGTACCAGGTACTAAAGTAACTAACTGACCTATGATATTTGCGATATATGTTTTGCCTTGTCTACGAGAAACCGCAGAACAAACAAAACGATATTTAGGATTATTGATTGCATTTATAATTGCATGTTGTGATGAATTAGGAGTAATACCCAATAAGTCCATATACTCAGCAATAGGTAGTTTTATAAATCTGTTTTCGTCAAAGTGCATGAGTTGGTCACTCAATACATCTTTTCTACTAATTGTTATCAATGTATAGTCTCTTTCTCAAATATGTAATCTAATTCTTCTTCATCAAGAACACCTGCACTACGAAGTTTGTCATGTAAGTAAATGTAAGCGGCGGATAGTTGTTTAAATCTTTCCTCTGCTGCCGATAACTTTCTACCTTTCTCTATTTCTAGAGCTTGAGTAAGAAACTTACCAGCATATGCTAAACCTTCATCTAGCCATAGCTTTCTTCCATCTACTTGTTGCATTATTATCTCCTGCGTTTAAGTCCAAGTGTTCTTTTCTGTGAGCGAGGAGGTCTTTTCTTTGAACCACCTTTACCCGCCCAAAATACTTTGTTTGCCCAGTAAGCTGCTGAAGACTTGCCTTTACGAATATTCTTAGCATGTCTTGCTTTAAAGCTTTTTCTTGCTTCTGGACTGTAATTATGACCCATGCCTTGCGCTCCGAATCTAATTACTTTTATTTTACCACCAACTCTTACGGCTACTACAGCTTTCTTAGTTTTGTGGCCAGGAGTTCTCTTTGGTTTGTTCAACCCAGAAAGTCCTGCTCTTTTTAAT